ATACAGTAGCCTTCTAAGCTATCAATAGAGGTTCGATTCCTCTACGCCGGACCAAAGCCTCGGTAGTTTAATGGTAGAACGGCATCCTTACACGGTGCATACGGGAGTTCGATTCTCCAACGAGGTACCAAATTTTGTAGTCATAGCCTGGAGCTAGGATAAAGGGTGTTGCGGAACCACAGCGTGGCGTTAAATATCGAGGCGCAACTTAATTAGATTGTGTTCAGCCTACTACAAATTCAAGTTGGACATATAGCACAGCGGTAGTGCGCCGCCTTCATACGGCGTAGGTCAGTAGTTCGAATCTACTTATGTCCACCAAAATGCCCCTGTGACGGAATTGGTATACGTGTTGGTCTTAGAAGCCAAATTTTTGGAGTTCGAGTCTCCACGGGGGCACCAAATTATGTGCGTGTGTAGCTGAACGGTTAGGCGCGGGATTGCAAATCCTTTCCATGCAGGTTCGATTCCTGTCACGCACTCAAATAAAGAAAGTTAATATGAAACACATAGACATTGCAGAAGTGAAAGCATTTATTGATGCTCAGTCACCACAAACCAAAATTTACATTGGAGCCGATTCACAGCGATTTAAAGTTGGAGGTATTTGGTTTGCAGATTATACGCTTGCTGTTGTTGTGCATATTGATGGTTGTCATGGTTGCAAAATCTTTGGAGAAGTTGAAAGAGAACGGGACTATGACCAACGTAAAAACAAGCCTTCAATGCGCTTGATGAATGAAGTATATAAAGTTTCTGAATTGTTTCAGAAGCTTAAAGAAGTTTTAGAAGATCGTATTGTTGAAGTACACCTGGACATTAATCCAAACGAAATGTATGGAAGTTCTTGTGTTGTTCAACAGGCTATTGGTTATATCAAAGGTACATGCAATGTGACTCCTTTGGTAAAACCAAGTGCATTTGCGGCTTCATATGCTGCTGACCGCATGAAGATGTTGTTAGCGGCTTAAAGAATAGGAAGATGATGCAGCGGGGATGGTCCTGCGACTGGCCTTGAAAACCAGGTTCTCTTAATCGGGATGGGGTTCGACTCCTCCGTCTTCCACCAATAAATACTAATATGAAATACCTCATACTATTTTCTCTATTAGTAGTTGGCTTAGTGTCGGCACAATCAATAACTATGCAAAAACCTTTGGAATGCACCGATACCAAAACAATGTTTCGTGGATTAATTAACGGCGATTACAAAGAAAATCCTATTTGGTGGGGCATTGAACCTGGTGATACTGTATCGAGATATAGTTTGTTTGTCAATGAACAAACCAAATCGTGGACGTTGATTCAGTTTGATGAAAAAATGGCTTGTGTGTTAGGCGCCGGTGAAAAAAGTACTCAACTATTTAACGGACCTCGAATATGAAAATAACTCAAATCGATACAATTTATGGTCTACAAGGATCCGACAAATTGATTACACAATATGTAAAGACCAATTATGATTCCGGCAATTCAACCATCGATGTTATAAGGCGGCAATATAGTGTTCTCCTATATGACAAAGACGGCAAAGAAGAAAAATATACCAATAACGGCAAAGTGGTGGATTTACAAACATAAGTTTTTGTGTTATACTAAACATATGGAGTGTGGGCAGGATGGTAATGCAGCTGATTGCTAATCAGTAGACCTATGAAAGTAGGTCACAGGGTTCGACTCCCTGACACTCCGCCAAAAAGGACAATATGGAAATAGATGATTATGATGGTTTTTATTTTCTTCCACCAAACGAAGAAGATGTAGACTTTGATGACCTTAAAATGGTGTTTTTCACCAAAGAAAATAAAACACCAGAAGATGTGTCAACCAAAGTGATGAATAGTGGCTATTGGTTTCATGTGGTACTTTTTAAGGAAGATAATGAAGGTAAACCTAAATTTGATTCCAATTTCGAAGCAATCTTTTTAGACCCCGTTGAATATATCAAAGGTCTAATTGGTAGCAACTTATATGGTGTGGTTTTAAAGAAAACTGAAAAGTCCAGAGACTGGATTGACAATTACATTAGAGACACCGAACAAAAAATAATTGAATTAAATTAAATTAAACGGAGATTATATTATGATTAAAACAACCAGCTTCACAACACCCGAAGGCAAAGAATGGCTTATCGGATTACTGAAATCTGAAGAATATGTTGATATTCTTTTCACTAAATCTGATGGAACCGAGCGACAAATGCGGTGTACATTGAATTTTGATAAAATTCCTGTTTCTTTTTTACCAACAAACACGGAACGTAAAAAAAGTGAAGAAGTTTTGCCTGTATTTGATGTTGAAAATCAAGGCTGGCGCAGTTTCCGCTTAGATTCTATCAAAAATGTGCAATTCCACATTGGTGTTGCATAAAAACAACACTGTGATTGACAATATTTTGACTTCATGTTATAATAATACATTATATGAGCGAAATATTGTCAAAATCCGAGCTTCTTTCAGCTAAAGATTACTTTGCGGAAATATTATTGAGCTCAAAAATGCTCAATAATGTCAATATTAACGTAAAAGTAGTTACCGGTGATGCACCTAGTGGTTTGTGCATCATTGACGAATACAACAACCAGAATAAACCACGTTCCTTTACGATTGAAATCAATAAAAATCAATCAAAACTGGAAATTCTAAATGCCGTAGCGCACGAAATGGTACACGTAAAGCAATATGTTTACGGCGAACTAAATGAGCAAATGTCCAGCTGGTTGGGACAAAAAATTGATTGTGATGAAGTAGATTATTTTGAGCAGCCTTGGGAAGTAGAAGCTTACAACCTTGAGGCATTTTTGACAGTTATGTATTTGAGTGAGAAAAATGGTTAATGTACACTTTTTGAGAAAACTAGCATCCGATGAATTGAAGGACACAATGTTCTTTTGCACCGGTGAATTACCAATTAAAAAGCGAGACCCCAATTGGGTAAAGCTTGACGTTCCTAAAATTTCTGTTAAAATTATTACAAATAGAAATATTACAGTGAATACAAAAAAATGCAAGTCGATACACGAAGCAAAATGGATCATACAACACATAGACATTTAGGCAATAATGATTTAATTTGAAAAAAGTGCTCTATATAATAGAGTGCTAACATGAAAATAAAAATATGAGTGGAATTTACATTTTAGAGTCGAAGGATGGTTTTCGAGTTGCTTACAGTAAGCGATATGAAGACATGCTTGGTTCATATGATGATTCATTGATGAATTATCGGTTGAATGCTGATGCTATCAAAGAAATTTTCGGATATAAAAAAACTTATACTGAATATTCGGATGCGTTAGATGCAGCTCTTGAAGTATCGAGAAATTATCCCGAAACTGATGATGGTATTTTTGTTATGAGGCACGCTTTAAATAAAACATTTGATGAAGTTGTAAATGACCAATAACAAATTCCGTGACCCGAACTATGGTGAACCAAAATTTACTAAAGAACTAACCAAAGTTGAGTTATCTCAGGCCTTAAACTGGTATACACAAAACAGAGACAAGAAGGCTGCGTTAAAATACGCCACGGACTATTTTAAAAAGAAGTTGAAGGTTAGTGCTGATTCTACACTAAAAAAAGAACCTAGTACATTTGGATTCGTCTGTAGAATCGTTATGAATGGCGGCCAATTGTCGGCCAAAGATGTGGAATGGTTTAATGAACAAATTGCCAGAATCAAAGAAGAATCGAAAAAAGAAAAACCAGTTGTAGTTGAAGATGATGAACCAGCTGCGCCAAATATTCAGGACCGAATCAATGAAAAGGTACATGAGTGTGTTGGTGAACTTGAAGGACAATTGGATGACTACATTCTTTCCGAATTTAGAGAAGTTGGTTCTGCTTATGGCATAATGCACACCTATCAAATTAAAGGTGTGCATGCTAACAAGATTATTAAAATTTATCAAAAGCAAAAATTGCATTTCGAAGAGGTGTTAGATACCGATGATAAACAGCTCAAAGAAGGATATTCAAATTTCAAACGTATGCAATTGAAGAAGATTATCAGCTACATTAATTCTGTAATTGATGATGCTACAAAAATAAAGAACGCAAGTTTGAAAAATCGTAAACCAAGAGCAAAGAAAATCAAATGACAATTGCCTGTTTAGTTTTCGCAATAAAACAACACAATGGTGAATGATTGCCTGTTGATAACACAAAACATGTTATACTTACTACACTATGATAATTTTTGATTTTAACCAAGTTGCAATTTCGAATCTGATGGAACAAATCGGATCCTCAAAAACTAAAGTTGAGGAAACACTAGTTCGACATATGATTCTAAATTCAATTCGCACCTATGTGAAAAAGTTTAAGAACACACACGGACCTGAAGTAATTATTGCTTGTGATAATAGACACTACTGGCGCCGCGGTATTTTCGAACACTACAAGGCCAGCCGTAAGAAGGCAAGAGAGTCTTCTGGCCATGATTGGAATACAATCTTTGATTGCTTGAATAAAATTCGTGATGAATTGAAACAATATTCTCCTTATAAAGTAATTGATGTGGAAACTGCTGAAGCGGATGATGTTATTGCTGTCTTGGCAATAAAATATTCGGCAACAGAAAAAGTAATGATCTTGTCATCAGATAAAGACTTTGCTCAATTGCAAAAATATCCTAATGTTGAACAGTATTCACCTATCCTTAAAAAGTACATTAAAGAACCATTACCCGGTGCTCAACTTAAACAGTTGATTATTCGTGGTGATAAGGGTGATGGCATTCCAAACATTCTGTCTTCCGATAGTTGTATTGTTGATGGTGTTCGTCAGAAACCAATCACTGAAGCCAAGATTATCAATTGGATGAATCAGGCACCAGAAGAATTTTGTAATGATGAGATGTTGCGTAATTTTAAACGTAACGAAATGTTGATTGATTTGAACTTGATACCTGAAACCTTGAAACGAAGTATCCTAGATACCTATGAAAACACGAAAGGCCACAGTCGTCAAGTTTTTATGAACTATATGATTACCAATCGTTTAAAAAATTTACTGGAAGTGATTGATGAATTTTAACCTAATGATGCATGAAATATTGCACGAATTTGAACAAGCAAAAACAAAAGATGAGAAAATCGCTGCGTTGCGTAAACATGGCGATAAGTCTTTTCAGTTGTTGATGTTTTATGCGTTTAGTCCTGATATTGTATTTGATGCAACGGTACCTGAGTATCGTCCGTCAAAAGAACCTGCAGGTCTAAACCACATGTACTTACATTCCGAAGTTAATCGGTTGTATAATCTTATTGCTGGTCATCCAAAGAGAGCTGCTGGCATTACAGTAAAAAAACAACAACAAATTTTAGCAATCATGTTAGAATCATTGTTTGTTGAAGAAGCAAAATTGTTAGCAGACATTATTTCTGGCAAATTCAAAGTTAAATCTTTGGATGTAAAAATCTTAAAAGAAGCATACCCACATTTAGCATTGTAAAATGAAAGTCGTATTGATAACTGGTGGATTTGATCCACTACATTCGGGGCATATCGCCTACATCAAAGCAGCACGTTCACTTGGTAGTCTTTTGGTTATTGGTGTGAATAGTGATTCATGGCTCGAACGCAAGAAGGGTCGAGCATTTATGCCTTTCTCTGAAAGGTCGGAGATTATTGAAAATTTATACCAAGTACATCGTGTTATTAAATTTAATGATGATGATGGTACTGCCAAAGATGCAATCGTCCAAGTTAGGAAAATGTTTCCAATGGATCAGATTATTTTTGCAAATGGTGGTGATAGAACTGCTGATAATATTCCTGAAATGGATATTAAAGATGACAACCTTGTTTTTAAGTTTGGTGTCGGTGGTGAAGACAAAAAGAATTCGAGTAGCTGGATTTTAGAAGAATGGAAATCACCAAAGGTTGAAAGACCTTGGGGTTATTATCGTGTAATATATGAAGCTGATAGTACAAAAGTAAAAGAACTGGTTGTTGAACCAGGTAAATCATTGAGTATGCAACGACATAGATTCCGCAAAGAACATTGGCACGTTACAAAAGGCCAGTGTCTGGTTGAAAGTGAAATGAACAGTGGTTATAAGTTGCCAGGAAAAATTCTTGGTCTAAATCAAACCATCGATATTGGTATCGAAGAATGGCATAAATTAACTAATCCTTATGCCAGTGAATGTAAGATTGTTGAGATACAATACGGAACATATTGTGAAGAAGATGACATAGAGAGGAAAAAATGAGTGACGGTGGAAAAGGAAGTAAACCAAGACCATTTAGTGTAGCACAAGATGAATACAACAATAGATGGGACGCAATCTTTGCTAGAGATTTGCAAAAAGAGGAAGAATTAAAAAAGAAATTGATGAATCAGCTCGAAGCTGAATCTGACAGACTAGGATTATATAATGAAAGTAGCAATAGTAACACCGACAATCGGAAGTGAACATCTAGTAAGGTGTGTTGATTCCGTTGATAAACAAACATACAGTGATTTAACACATTATGTTTTTATTGATGGTGAACAGAGTGAGTTAAGTGTTATTGACAAAATCGAAGGTGCAACCAAAGTAAAAAAGATTGTACTTGAAGAAAATGTTGGTAAAGGTTGGTATGGACACCGTGTCTATTCAGCTTGTTCTTTTTTGGTTAATGCTGATGTAATTTGTTATCTAGACGAAGACAATTGGTACGAACCAAATCACGTGGAAAAACTTGTTGATAAAATTAAACAAGGTAATGATTGGGCATATTCGTTAAGGAAAATTTATGATAAAGATGGCAACTACTTATGTAATGATGACTGTGAGTCGCTTGGCAAATGGCCTGTATATTTCAATAGTGAAGTATTCCACATTGATACCTCAAGCTTTGCTATTAGGCGTGACATTGCTGTTAGGATTGGGCATGCTTGGTACGGCCAATGGGGTGCCGATAGACAGTTTTTTGGTGCGTTAAAGAACAATTTTCCTAAATTTGATTGTTCGAATGATTACACTATGTGTTATAGATTGGATGGAAATCCAAATTCAGTGACACATGAGTTTTTCGAAAAAGGTAATGCTGTGACTGCTGAAAAACATCCCACAAATTTTCCGTGGACACAAAATGTTACCAAAGAACAACTTGGTCCAAACATCTCATTAATTTTTACTTGATATGACCACAGTATTAGTCACGGGTGCATCGGGTTATCTCGGTTCGCACCTATGTAAAAAATTAAAACGTGAGGGCATCAATGTCGTTGGTTATGATTGTAAACCACCATCTCACAATTACTTGGATATTTTCTATGAAGGTGATATTCGTAGAAAAAGTTCCCTGTTGGATTTATTCTCTCGGGTTAAGATAGATACAGTATTCCACCTAGCAGCAAGAATAGAAGTTGGTCAATCGTGGGAATATCCAAACGAATTTATGGATGTTAACACCGGCGGCACCTGCAACCTGTTGAATGTGATGGCAATGTTCAAAGTGAAAAATATTATATATTCTTCTACGGCGGGCCTGTATGCACCAAGTAGTGTTCCGATCAAAGAGAATGGTAAGACTGCTGAAAATCATCCGTATGGTATTTCAAAGCACATGGCCGAGACTGCCATTCGTTATTCAAATATCAATCACGTAATATTTCGGTATTTCAACCTCGCTGGTGCTGACTTAGACGGAGAAATGGGTGAGTGCCATGATCCAGAAACACACCTTATACCGAACATCTTACAAAATCTAAATAACTTTGAAATTTATGGTGACAACTATGATACACCAGATGGCACATGTGTCCGTGACTATGTGCATGTGTGTGATGTTGCCGATGCACATTTTGATGCTTTTAATTATTTGAAGGCCGGCAAGAAATCTACAATTTTAAATTTGGGTACAGGTCAAGGTGTTTCGGTATTAGAAATGGTAAACTTAGTTTCAGAAATTACAGGCGAATATGTTGACTATGATATTTTGCCTAGGCGTCAAGGTGACCCACCCGTTTTGGTTGCCGATATTAGTCTTGCCGAAAAAGTCTTGCATTACCGACCTAAACATGATATAATGAGTATTATTACAACAGCTAGTGAGTGGCACAAAAATGAGAGCATCTAATTCGATGAAGCAAAATTTACTTGATGACAACTTTGATGGTGATGGTTGGTTTGATGTGGTTAGCCAGCGTTTGTTGGACAACAGCATTCATTTTCTGATCGGTGAAATTGAAGAAGGAAATATCAATCGAGCAATGCAATGGATTGTATATGAAAATTTAAATGCTAGTGAAGATAGGGTTCTGACGCTATACATCAATTCAACCGGCGGCAACTTGACTGATGCGTTTGGATTAATTGACTTGATGAAGACGTCCGTTATGCCGATTAGAACTATTGGAATCGGTTCAGTTATGAGTGCTGCCTTCCTTATTTTCTCCTCGGGCGACAAAGGTCATAGATACATTGCTAAGAATACATCTTGTATGTGTCACCAATATTCAGCTGAAATTCAAGGTAAATTCCATGATATCAAATCTGAAATGATCGAAGCTGAATATACAAATCAAAGAATGTTAAATTTGTTGGTTGAAAACACACAGCTCACAGAGCGTGAAGTTAAGAAAAAATTGTTGCCTGCTACAGACATTTGGTTGCAACCACAAGAGTTGATTGAGCTTAATGTGGCAGATCGTATTTTTTCAACGAGGTGAACATGTTTGTCGGTGGAAATAAACCTCAGAAAATTAAAAAGACGAAGTTTAGGAAGAATGCAGAATCGGAGAGATATAGTAATCAACATAAACACCACGATAAGAGTACTTATCGTCTTTTAAAACAGGAAGAAGAATATGAGCTTGAAAACAGAACTACAAAAAGAAATTGATAGACTTGAAGCGAAGTTGCGAGATGATAATATGTCATTACAACAACTAAAAGAAGTCAAAGAAAAATTGAAACGTGATAGGTTATCCGAGTTTGAAGAAGACTTGAGAGAAGAAGATAACAAACAAATTTTATTAAAAGGTTGATATGACAGATAAATCATGGGTTGTTGAAGTGAATCGTGTAGAAGGTACCGATGAGTGCTATATCGAATTGAATGAAGATATTTTAAATGGATCGGGTTTTAAGATCGGTGATAATTTAGAATGGACTGATCGTGGTGATGGTAGCTGGTTGTTGAAGAAAAAAGTAGAGAAGACTTGGGTGATGGTTGAAACCATTCACACATTCCGTATGCGATATATGGTTGAAGCGCCAGCTGAACATCCAGAGTATGCACTTGATACCGTTACAATGGATGAAGCTAAAGAATTCTCACAAGAGTTTATTGGTGACCAAATTGTTTCACACCGTGTCGTGACTGAAGAAGAAGCTCTGAAGATATGCGATGTTGATAATAGTTATTGTGCAAACTGGCATAACGATAAAAAAATAGAAACCTTTTTCACTGAAGAGGGCTGGACGAATGAAAATCGATGAAATGTTAACTGTTGTCTAAAAACAACACTAGGCTTGCACAATAAAATCGGTAGTGTTATAATAGCATTATGATGTTATTCGTACACAATCGTTCAAAACCTAAAAAAACAACAGCCAAAAAACTGGCTGAATATCGGGCATGGCTGGATAAAATCAATTCCATGCCATCGCCATCAGGTAGTAAAAAAGTACTCAAAACAAATTTGAATACAAATTCTATACCTAAGTTAAAACCACCACCAGGTCGGGAAACAACACGTTATCCTAGTCTAAGCACCGCTGGCGGCATGGCAACAAAACCAAACATCGGTAAAGTATACACCGGCACAGCTATGCTGGGTATTGGTACCTTGCACAAATCTAATGCGGTTCCGATTTTCTCGGCCGAGGACGCAAAAGACCAAGCCAACATGCGGAGGTAAAATGGAGATATATCTATCATCCACATCAATATTTGTCTTGGGTGCTTTCCTAGGCGCATTGGTTGGTCGTTCCGTGACATTCGGAGTCATGGGAATAGCACTCTTGGTAATACTACTACTTAAGTACTAGTGTTGTTTATATGCAACATAGGCAAAAAGCGCTTGACAATTGTGCCGAAACCTGTATAATTGGTTATGTTGAGTTGATAAGGACACATTGTTATGAAATTGCTTTCTACTGGTAACCCCAAAATCCTTAAAGGATTGGCTGCAGGTTACAACACCTATATTTTGCATTTGGCACCTGCCAATTTGTCTGGTTATGAAACCTGTCCGAAACGGACTACTGGTTGCACAGCTGCTTGCCTGAATACTGCTGGTCGAGGTGGCATGTTCAAAAAAGGCGAAACCACCAATGTCATCCAAAAAGCTCGTATTCGTAAAACAAAAATGTTTTTTGAAGACCGTATTACCTTTATGAATTTGTTGGTTAAAGATATTGAATTAGGTATCAAGCAAAGCAAACGCCTTGGCTTAACTCCTGTTTTTCGTTTGAACGGCACCTCTGACCTTGCTTTCGAAAAGTATGAGGTCAACCGCAACGGCCAAACCTATACTAATATTTTCTACGCTTTTCCTGAAGTGACATTTTATGATTATACCAAGATTCTTGGTCGTAAAATCAAAATGATTCCTAATTATTCTTTGACATTCTCTGCCGCTGATGGTAATGATGCCGATGTTTATCGTGCTATTGCAGAAGGTTACAATGTTGCTACTGTGTTTGGTTTGAAGAAAACCGAAGCGATGCCAAAAACCTATTTGACTCGTATCGTTTTTAATGGTGATGATTCTGATTTGCGTTTCTTGGATCCAAAAAATGTTGTTGTTGGTTTGTATGCCAAAGGTAAGGCGAAAAAAGATACCTCTGGTTTTGTGAAATATCCTACTTTTATGATGAAGGCTGCTTAATATGACAAGAGATTTTTTCTTCTACCTCGATGCGTGGAAATTCTGTAACCAAAATAATTTGCCCATTGATAATATTTCTCGTAGAGATTGGAAAACATGGATAGTAAATTATTCAGATGATTATTTAATTGTGGAGAAACAAGATGCTTGATTCATTTTATAATTCTGGCAATCGTGCTCTTTATCACAGAGTGCCAATTCAATTTTTGGAATATTTTCGAAGTGAAATGTCAAACGAAAATAAATTTTTTAAGATTAGATACCGTGGTCCTCGAGCTAATGTGCCCTCGTCACGATATCGTTCACCGGCGAGCAGGCAATCTACCTGTTTGAAAGAAGATGCCACACACTTTTCTGCTTATAACTATTGAGGATTAATAAAATGGGAACACGTAGTTTGACTTTTGTTTATGATGGTGATGAACCTATTGTGAATATGTATCGCCAATTTGATGGTTATCCAGAAGGACACGGCCAAGAGTTGGCCGAATTTTTATGCTCTGGCAAATTGGTTGAAGGTTATTCAGATACTGATGAAATACAATTTAACGGCATGAGTTGTCTTGCAGCTCAAATGATTACCAACTTTAAAAAAACGGTTGGTGGATTCTACATTCATGCTGTCACTAATAACGATTTTGACCAAGAATATGAATACCATGTTTATAAGAATAAAGTGGTAATTACGGATCCAGGTGTAGAGATTTTTTCTGGTACATGGTCTGAGTTCAAAGATTTTTGTTGCTCAAAGGCAACAATCTAACGGCAAATGAGGCGATGCCGCTTGACAAATTCGCCACAAAGTGTATAATTAAACTATTGAAACTAAGGAATATATTATGTCCAAAACTGTAAAACTCAAACCTTTCGAAAAACTTTTGACATTGATGGTCTCAGGCGAACCTGTTACCAAAGATGAAATTGATGCCAAGATTGGCTCAGAAATCTATATGTACCGATTGTCAACATACATTTGGCACATCAAGACAATTGCCAATGGTGCAGTTCGTGCGATTAAAGATGGTCGCCAAGTTGTTGGCTATCAACTAATCAATGTTGATGAAGTTAAAACTTATTTGAAGTCAATTGGCATCACTGAGTCAACATGGGTTCCTGGTCAAAAGGTTAAGAAACCGTCTACAGCCAAATTGGTTGCTCAGACTGGTGCTACACCAATGCCAGCAATTGTTGAACCCGCATCAGAAGATGTTCAGGTAGATGAAACTGTCGGACAGACTGCTTGATTATATGGAAGATGTGCGTAACAACGTTCATTCTGCAGCATTTGTATGTGTTGCGTTTTTAATAAATGTTTCTTTCGTTTACGTAATCTTCCTAGCTTTATATGAATATTTTTTATCTTGACCGCAATGTTATAAAATGTGCAGAAATGCATAACGATAAACATTGCGTAAAGATGATTTTAGAATATGCTCAACTTCTTTCTACTGCTCATCGTGTGCTTGATGGCACTATCGTTGTTGGCCTCTCTGAAACTGGTCGTAAACAAACTAGATATGTTCTTCCTGACGGCCGTGAGTCTAAGCTCTATGTTGCTACTCATATCAATCATCCTTCAGCAATTTGGGTAAGACAATCACGCGATAATTATGCGTGGTTGTTTCAGTTACTTGATAAGCTGTGCAAAGAGTATACATATCGATATGAAAGAATACACAAAGTAGAATCCAGTGGTTTGCTCGACAAACTCTGGTTTGTTCCTTCAGGTATCGCAGAACATGTTAGTTTTACCGAACCAACACCTGCGATGCCAGATGAAGTGAAAATTGTTGGTGATTCTTTGGCATCCTATAGAAATTACTATATAAAGAACAAGGCGCATTTGGCGTCTTGGAAAAAACGAAATATTCCGGAGTGGTATGCCAACGTATAGCTTTTTAAACACCGAAACAGGTGAAAATTTTGATTCATTTATGAGCATTGCTGCTCGTGATGATTATTTGAATGAAAATAAACACATTCAAACCGTTGTGACAGCACCAGCAATTGTTTCTGGTGTTTCCAATTCAATGCAAAACCGAGTACCTGATGGTTTTAAAGAAGTGTTATCCAAGGTTGCCGAAGCACATCCTTCCAGCACTGTTGCTGATAGATATGGCCAAAAGACTATTAAACAAGTGCAGACCGAACAAATCGTCAAGAAGCACGTTGAAAAAATTACAAAGAAAACCAAAGCTTGATGCCATTTAAATTTATACAATTGCCTGAGTTAGATTTTGACTTGAAGGCTGTTACAACAGAAGATGGCAGAAGATATAGCACACCGACTGGAGAAATGTATCCATCGGTGACAACTGTTTTGGCAGATTATAATAAGAAAGCCATCATGGAATGGCGTCAGCGAGTTGGTGCCGAACAAGCAAATAAGATTGCTACACGTGCTTCAAATCGTGGTACTAAATTGCACAGTTTATGTGAGACTTACTTATTGGGTGAATTGTTACCTCAAAAAATGGCGTCACTGATGCCATTGGATAAAATGATGTTCAATCAATTGCGTCCAAAGTTGGATGAATTTGTTGATAATATCTATTGCCTCGAACAAGCGTTATATAGTCACCAGCTTAAGATGGCAGGTCGCGTGGACTTAATTGCTGAATGGGATAATGAACTAGCAGTTATAGATTTTAAATCTTCTACCCGTGAAAAGAGTGAAGACAAGATTGAAAATTATTTTATGCAATGTACCGCATATGCTTTGATGTTTGAAGAAATTACAGGCAAAACTATAAATAAAATTGTGATAGCTATTGCCACTGAAGAAGAAGTGCCGCAGATTTTTATTAAAGATAAATCAAATTATATTAACGGCCTAAATAAATACATACAAAATTATTGGGATAAAAGATGAAAATTTATATTGGTCCTTATCGTGACTGGATTGGTCCTTACCAGATAGCAGATAAATTGTTTTTCTGGCTAACAAAAGACGAACGATTTAAAATTGGCGCTTGGCTGGGCGAGACAGATGGTAAAGATACCTGGTTAACTAAGGCCTGTGAATGGGTACAAAGTCATAAAAAACGCAAAGTGAATATTCGCATTGACAAATACGATACATGGTCAATGGATAGTACACTAGCGTATATTGTTTTGCCCATGCTGAAACAATTACATGCAACAAAACATGGTGCTCCTTGTGTTGATGATGAGGATGTGCCAGAAGGCCTAGGTCTACGTAGTACCGAAGCACCAGCAAAAGAAAATGAATGGTGTACAGATGACAACCATTTCAAACGTTGGGATTGGGTTCTCGGAGAAATGATTCAAGCCTTTGAGTGTAAAGTTGATGAAAATTGGTCCGAAAAGTATTGGTCTGGCACCAGTAAAATTGAATGGCGTGAATCTGATATAGAATACAATGGCGAAAAAACTTCACAAATGGTGGAGTTGGGTGACCGAAAATGTGATTGGGATGCATACAAAGCACATGAAGAACGAAACAGTAACGGGTTTAGACTGTTTGGGAAATATTACCAAGCGCTATGGGATTGATTCGACTAAATAACTAAATAGTACATCACATTTTATAAGTAACAAAATGACTGTTAAAGTATTTAACCCAGCAACCAACGGACCATCACTAGCATTTGATGAAATTCAAGCGGAATTTGGTGGAACCAATCCGATTGGCTTGGATGAGTATTACCGTGGTGGTGCCTTTGTCGGGTCACACGCTACAGATATACCAACATCCGGCCCAATTTCAGTGAGAAACTTTTACGGCACAAGGCGGCGTGTACTTATTCCACTGAACATAACAACACCGACCTACAATTATGATATATTTAACAACCGCGGCGGATCATATGTTGCCGGAATTTCTGATATCACCGTAACAGTTCCAAGCGGTGTTACGGTTGGTGCTACAGCAACAAACGGATACGCTATGCTGGTTCCAAACTCCTTTAATCCGGCCGACACGATAACAATTGTAAACAGTGGTGTAATTCAGGGTATGGGTGGAAACGGTGGAGCTTCTCAATTTGCGGTTCAACCTGGTGGCGGCAATGCTGGTTCGGTCGGCGGTGGCGCTCTGTGGGTAAATCGGCCAACTGTCATTCAAAACATCGGCACGATTGCAGGTGGCGGTGGTGGCGGCGGTAGCGGTGCTGGCTGGACACCACACAAAGGTCCAAATGGTTGGGGTGGCGGCGGTGGCGGCGGCGCAGGATTTAATGCCGGTCAAGGCGGCGGCGGTGAATATGCCGGCAGTCCAGGAACTAGCGGCAGCGGCGGCGCTGGCGGCACCGGCTCACACTATGCGGGCCCAGTGCATGTTGGTGGTGCTGGTGGTGGTCAAGGTCAGGCTGGCCACACCGGTCAAGCAACTGGTGGTCATAACCCACGTCCCGGTGGTGCCGGCGGTCCAGCAGGCTTTTATGTTACTGGCGGCTGGAATGTTACATGGTCATCAACTGGCCAGCGGAATGGCCCAGCAGGTTAAATTGTAGTAAATATGAATATCGTTAAATTGGAGTAAATATGGATATTGTTAAATTTAAAATCAAGAGCTACGAAGAGGATACCAACTCGTTGTTAATCTCGTTTGCTTCAGATACAACAGCAAACCAAGACCCGGAAGCCTATACAGCATATGCGTTTCAACCACTGACCATGTGGCCGGAGGTAACTGATATAACACAGCTAAAAAAAGAGTTGGCTAGAGCAGGAATGTACCACGCCCAGCAGCAAGAGGCCAGAGAAAGGTTTGTTGCTGATCCAGAACGGATCGCTGCGCTTAAATCGTTAGTCGGCCAGACGCACGAATTTACTGTTAGCGAGCTGGCCACCACTTTCATAACTCCTCTTGATATGGTGTAAACATGATACGCAAACCTCACGCAGCTTTTGGCCGAATTTTGTACTCGAACGAATATGAAGCTGGATACACATCCGACACCACAACTTATGCTGACAGTAAAACCTTACTATTGTTTACCGAAGGCAGCGTGACTGTACGGGACAAGCAGACTGGAGAAGTAGTTCACCAGTGCATTCCCGGATGGTTCAAGAACGGCACATATGAAGATGCTGTGTATGCCGCCACTGTCAATGTGCCCAGCGTTTCTTGGTGTTACGACCCTAAAGTTAATCAAAACTACGTGCCTCTCATTGAAGTACGTGATGTGAAGATGGGACAGTCGATTGCGTTACCCGAAGGTACATCTCTGTTTCTTTGCTCCGGAACTCTGACAATCAATGAGCAGAACTATGTAGCTCCACGACAAATTTCAGTTAGGTCAGCGGGTACCACCGCGGTTGCGGTTACAGATGTATATGGATTAGAGTTTAAATGAAACATGCGACAAAACTTGACTATCATATTGACATGGGTTTTCTGGCTGAGGCTACCATCACACCATTTCGAGATTATGCGGTATTGCAACGATATAGCAAGGGCTTGCCAGGAGACTACGATGCGCTGGCTGAAAGCGGATGGAGTGCAAAAAATAAAAGCGTTAGCAATGAGAAACGCCTTATTGAGCAGCTTCCAAGTAAGTTGCTGAATCTTGAGTATCCATATGTTCTGCTTTTGGAGTTGCCGGCCATCGATACACCTAACCCTGTGCTGCCTGCACACAGGGATTACGGAAAGAAAACCAGCATTAATATATACCTTGAAACGAGCGGTGAAACTACCACGTTCTACCATTGGAACCGAGAAACTCAGAAATCAGATTTTGAGGAAGAATTTTGTGCTGCCACCAATGAAATTTGGCTGATGGATACAGATACTCCACACTCGGTCACCTTAAAACCAAACAAAGCTCGCCGGTTGCTTTCTCTGTGTTTTGCAAAACTAAAATATGATGAGGTTCTTGAATGCTTCGCAACCAAATGATTATAGAAGCTGAGGTTGACAACGGCCGAAAATTGCGCGTATATGACAACGTATTTGACATGGAGTATCGTAACAATCTGTATGCGTTTGCACATGCTTCAAAGTTTCAAATCGGCTGGGCAGATGGCTCTATTATTGAAAACAAAAAACATCAGTTCCTACACTCAGTTTATTCTGCTGAAGACTTGTCTAAGATTGAGATTGTGGAACGCCTAAACAAAACTCCTGCTGCTGATGAAATGATCGGACACACACTCACTAAGTGCGTACTGAACCTATCTACGCCAGCAGATGTAAATTTTGTACATTCGCATCCAGAAGATAAAATACTGCTCTACTATGTCAACTTAGAATGGCACGATGGCTGGCACGGCGAGACTTTGTTTTTTGATGAGGCCGGCAAAAACATTATGTTTGCTAGTGCATACACACCCGGCAGACTAATTGCGTTTGATGCCAAGATTCCACACACTATTCGACCACAGTCTCATATAGCCGCATTCTATCGTCTTACGCTTGCATTGGTGTACACAAAATGTTGATAGTTATGGATGATGTTCTGGATGCAGA